ATCCGCACGTTCAATTGCAAAAGAGAATCATGGTCGTACATGTATATTCTATACATCGACGCCCGGTAACTTGGATTCCCAGCCTGGCAAGGCGGCGCAGAAAATGATTGATGCAACACCACGTTTCTCAGAAAAGTTCTATGATCTGACAGATGAGCAACTCGAAGATATGTTCAATGGAACCGCCGTTGGTGAAAACATTGGTAAAGCAGTTACAAAACTTTATATTGAATTCGACTATAAGCAGTTGCGTAAATCCGAAGCATGGTTGAAGGAACAATATCAGCGTGCAGTTGAAGCCAACAAGATGGACGAGTATCGTCGAGGTGTTTTGTTACAACGTTATCGTGGTGCGGAACAAGTTCTCTTCCGTCAAGAGGATATGGATTATATCAACAATCACGTTATCAAACATGATTATGAAATATTGTTATTGGATAAATATGTATTGTATGTCTTTAAACATGAGATTCATGATGTTGACTTAATGGCAGAGTATCAATACTTCGATATTAATATTCCATATCTCATAGGAATCGATATTGCAGCTGGTACCGGTGGAGACAACACTGCGATCACCATTGTACATCCATATACGTTGAAGATTGTTGCTGAATGTAAATCTCCTTATATGGGACCATTCGATTTGATGAGAGTGATAACATCATTGGCAAGAATGTTACCTCGTGCATTGTTCTGTCCAGAAGCAAATGGTGTTGGTAAACCTATTATGGATTTCTTCCAGGAAGGTAGTCTTATTGGACGTGTGTATCATGATCCAAGATTGGATATATCAAAAAATGCAACAATCGTTGAACCATTAGAAACATCATTAAAGGAAAAAGCAATCGGTCGTCAATATATTGGAACCAATGTATCTCCCGGTGTTCGTAATGAAATGATGACATTGTTAAAAACATTAGTTCGTGATCATCGTGATAAACTGAATACTCCATTTCTTGTACAAGATTTGAACACTCTTACAATATTCAAAACTGGAAAGATTGCTGCTGAACTTGGTGCACATGATGATGTTGTTATGTCATATTTGCATACGGTGTTTGTATTGTTCTATGGTAAGGATCTTAACAGATTCGGAATCAATAAAGAACTCTGTACATTTGATTCATCCCAGAAGGCGATGAAGGAATATGAAGAAAAACAACAAGACGACATCATCAACAACATGATTCCAACAACTGGACATGAAGAACAGATGCGACGTGATATAATAAAAACAAATGAACAAGGATATGAGTTTGATGAATACGGTTATACTCACAGAGATTATGCAGGTACAACCATATCACAAGATGATCCATATTCAGCAAGACAATATGCTTCCGATGTATCGTTCTTTAATGAAGTTAATGTTTTTTAAACAAAAAATGAGTTGGGGAGTTATTTTGCTCCCCCTCATGTTGTTCAATTGTAATTTGAATCAGGGTCTTTAAAGACCCTGATTCTTTTTCTTTTTTCGGCGAGCTTCTCGAATCGCCTTTTGTGTTTTATAAATGGAAGGCTCATCAGCCGGTTCAACCGGCTGAATTACTTTCCCTGCTTCAGATCCTCAACGTCTGATTTCAGATCAGAGATATTCTTATTTGTCTGCTTAAGAGCATCGATCAGCTGCTCAAGCTGAGTTGGCTGGAGCTGTTCCTGTATTGACGGCTGAGGCTGTACAACCTGCTGCTGTACTGGTGGCTGGATGATCTGCTGAGGCTGCACAGGCTGCTGAGGTGGTATTGACTGCTGATATCTGATAAAATTCCATGCAGAATCAAGATCAGCTCTTGTATTATCAACCTCAGCCTTAATAGCGCTGATGTCCTCCCCAACACTTGCATTGTTCTCTTTGATCTGAGTCCTGATGCGGTCTACGGCATATAAAGCTCTTTCAGCTTTAGCGCTGTTCTTGTAGTTAGCAATACCGTTTCCGACATTGCCTACTGTGTTCAGTATGAGTCCTCCCAGAATGCCTATTGTTACTGGATCCATATGATCCTCCTCTCGTGGGTTGCTGTCGAGTTTTCCTTCCCGTAATGTTGGATAACCTAAACGACTCTTATACCTAATCCCTCTTATTTTATATAATCATTTATATGGATTTGATAAGCGTTCAATTTCTTTTATCCATTTAAATAATATATATATCGAATTATAAAATTCTAGGAATTCTAGCATCTTACCTCTCATTCAGCATACAAAAAATATAGTAATAAAGGGGGTTTTAACCCCCTTTATCGTTTACTTAAGGAATTTCTCTTCATCAAGGATATTCATCATATCGAAGAATTTGGTAAATGCAATACTGATATACTCATCCGACTTGTTAGCAAATACATCAGTTTTGAGCATCTGTTTAACGAACACCGTCATATCAACAGTTGCTTCATGACGTTTGTTCTGAAGTTTCAGATAATTCTTGTACTGTGAATAATATGAATATATTACCAGCACAGCTCTTAAGAAACCACCTGATATTTTAATCTCATGGTTACCAATCATGAAGTCTTCTTCTTGATCAATAGAGTTTATCGAATTGACTGTGAAGTCATCTTCAAGTTTAATACCGATTGCTTTCAGATATGCTTTGAGACAATCAAGCTGCGGGAACAGATTGATTGCACCTTCAGGAATACCCATATCATTAAGATGTGACATCAATAATGAATTATCTTCATACTGTGAACCACGATAGTATGTTGTGAGTTTTGCAAATGTCTCAACATCAACAACCTGGAGGAATCCGTAAGTGTCATATTCACCAAACTTGATTGCATTATCTGAATATTTCATTTTACGATTCTTATAGTTTGATGTCTTAACAGGGAGATCATACAAGGTAGTACGACCAGTTGCAACAGCAGACATGTTCTTGGATGCCTCCTGTTTAAGAACCCATGTATACTGATATCCAATTGCGTAACGTTTACGCTGTGTGATCCAACGATGACGGAGTTTTGTTTTCCATTCGAAGTACGGGAATATATCCCAACGTTCATATGCTGTAATGATTGCATCACGAACATTTTCTTCCTGAAATGGAGGTAACATCATATACAATCCATTTTTGACAATGTCCGCATAAGCTTTATCCGGATTGAGTTTACACTTCTTTTCAATACGGGCTGCATACTGATGGTTGAATAATTTCATATATTCGATCACAAGTTCAAACGCTTCTTCTTTTGGAAGCTTGTTGTTAACAATGTGATTATGAATACACTCCATCTGGAATGTGATCGTTGGTTCGTATAATGCGAATGTAATAATTCTGTTTGTTGGACAGAAACCATTTGCCAACATTTCAACATGATTACCATACTGATCTTTTGGCATAAGTTCATCAGGTATGATCTCCGATACAACAGATTTGTTACCATGACGACCGGTGATCTTCTGACCGTGGTCAATTGTTTTCGGTTGTAATATCTTGAATACCACGTAGATATACGGAAGCTTCTCCTTGGTTGCCCATTTCGCATTGGTAAGATATTTTTCTGCTTTGTGATATATATCAAGAAGCTTCGTATCATCCTGATCGATATCGGATATTATGGTTGATATATATGCATATATATCCTGATACCAAGATGTCAGACACTGCTGATAATAATTCAACTGTTTATCCTGAATTTCATTACAGTTCGAATATACATCGATGTCAGTAACGATTCCATCTGTATAATAATTAACATCATTAATATGAGGAACCATTGCTTCACTGAGAGATGAGAATGCTGAGATCTCACGTAATGAACATAATACACCATCCTGGATAGATTCACCGATATCAGGAAATGATTTATATTTATCGATCGTACCGTAGTTGTTTAACATAAACATCTTTTCAGATATATCAACAACAACTCTATCGACCATTGAGTATTCAAGTTTCTTACGTGCTGATTCTGATAATATGATTGCATCTTCTGTCAGATCATGTAATGGTGTATACATCACTCGAAGATTTGCACCTGCACAGTATTTATTAGTATCATTGTATGATGTTGTCTTGGACATCACAGTTCCTTCTGGAATAACACTACCCTCATGATAAGGTTTATCCAACAGATCGATATTTTGGAAACCGTACTTTTCAGTATTCCAATGAACAGCTTCTGCAAGATGACACATATACTTACCAGTCTTGACATTTCGGAATATGTACAAGATTGATGAATATGGTGTGTTTGGATATTTAACAAACTTACGTTCCAACACCAGATCACTTTTTGCTGTTATGAAATATGATGATAAAACACCATATGCATCT